TAAGGCCGGGTTAATGAGCCGCCAGAGCGGCAAGGATTTTTCCAGTGAAAGCGAAGCCGCTGAAGATTGTCATGCGCGCCCCAAAACGGAATGGATGATTGCCGCCCCATCGGAACGCCAGGCGCTGGACAGCTTGGAACAGGGGAAGACTTGGGCCGAGGCGTTTGATCTGAAGATCGCCGACTACGATGAGAAGCGCGAAGGCGACAGCGAGACCCTGCTCAAGAGCGCGGAAATTATCTTCTCCAACGGCAGCCGGATGCGCGCGGTGCCGGGCAAGCCATCCACGGTGCGCGGTCGCAGCGCCAACATCCTGCTGACAGAATTTGATTTCTTTGAGCAGCCGGCCGAGACGTGGCGTTCCATTTTGCCGAGCATCACGAATCCTTTGCGCGGCGGCGAAAAGCGCGTGCGTCTGATCACCACACCGAACGGCATCGGCAGTGCGATGAACAAGATATGGACGAAGGCTGACACCGACAAGATGCGCTGGAGCCGGCACACCGTCACGATCTATCACGCGGTGCTGATGGGTTTGCCGGTGGACATCGAGGAGTTGCGCCAGGCGTTTGATGACCCGGACGGTTTCGCGCAGGAATTTCTCTGTCAGTTTCTAGATGTGGCCACGGTGCTGCTGCCGTATGAATTGATCGCCGGCTGTGAATCCATCGAAGCCTCGGAGGTCATTGAGCCGGAATATTGGTTCACCAAGAGCGCCTTCCCGGTGGACCTGGGAATTGATTTCGGGCGCAAGAAAGACCTCACAGTATCCTGGGCGTCAGAAAAGATTTCCGACCTCCAGGTCACCAAGGAAGTGCTTTGTTTGGAAAAAATGTCCACGCCCGATCAAATGGACGTTCTACGGCCGCGCCTCAAGAAGGCCCGCAAGGTCTGCCTGGATTATACCGGACCCGGCACCGGCTTGGGCGACCTCATGGTGAAAGAGTTTCAGGAGTGGAATCCTGACCAGCACAAATTCGGGAAGATCGAACTCTGCACGATGACCAATTCTTTCAAGCTGAAACTTTTCCCAGGTCTGCGCGTGGCGATGGAAAAACGCAATCATCGGATTCCGGTCAGCCGAGTCATCCGCGAGGACCTGCACAGTATCAACCGGATCGTGACGGCCACCGGAGCCATCAGTTATCGCGCGCCGCATACCGCTGATGGTCACTCCGACCGGGGCACTGCGCTCGCCCTGGTAACGCGTGCTGGCCAATCACTAGCCGGCGGCATCATCGCCATTGTCGGCTAAAACCATGAACACCCACTTAACCAGCTTTTCAGCCCTTCAGGATGCCCGCTGGCAGGCCGCCGGGGTGGTTTTGGCGTCTATCCGTAGCCAATCGGCCAGTCAGGCGCGCATTTGGCCAGCGAAGGCCGTTAACACCCCGTTAAAAAATGGGGGTTGCCGATGAAAAACGACGTGGTCATATCCAACTTAACCGGGAATGTCTTCCGGCGGGCGGTTTTGCCGGAAATCCGCAAGTCGGCCGCCTCCAATTCGGACTGGCTCCGGGGCGTTGACCTGGACGAACGCGACCGGGGCGCGTCCCTGACCACGCCCTACGCCCAGGCGGCGTGGGTTTATTGCGCCATATCTATATTGGCGCAGTCGGTGGCCCAGATTCCTTTCCGCATCTCGCGTATCAAGGGTGGCAACGCCAAGAAAGTTCGCACGCTGAAAAATTCATCCAGCGCCGCCAACCGCAAACTGTGCCGCCGGGCGCTCGATGAGGACATTGTCACCGGCGGTGACGTGGTGGATTTGTTTGAACATCCGCACCCGACCATGAACCGGCAGTTGTTCTGGGAGATGGTGGTGACCTGGAATGCGCTGCGCGGAGAATTTTTCATCCTGCCCTTGGATGCGGGCGATACGCCGGTGGATTTGTCGGAACGCAAGCCCAAGGTCAAGCGGATGATCACGCTGCCGCCGGAACTCTTCTGGCATGTGGTGATGGGCTTCACGCTCGAAGGCTGGCGTTATAGCGGCTCGCCGCTGATCACGCCGATCCCCAGCGAATTTCTTTTGCCCTCGGAGGTGATTCATTCCCGCCAGCCGAATCCCTACCTCTACTGGCGCGGCATGTCGCCACTGCTCGTGGCGGATGTGGCGGCCAAGACGGACTATGCCGGGGAACAGTTCCAAAAAGGTTTGTGGCTAAATAATGCCGACACCGGCGTCATCGTGACCACGGAACAGGTTTTGCAGGAGGACCAGCGCCGCGCCATTGAATCCGCTTTGCGCGAGCGCAAGCGCAAGGCTGGCACGCCGGACCGGCCATTGTTCCTGTTTGGCGGCGCGACGATTCAGAAGCCGACGCTCTCCATGATGGACATGCAGTTTCTGGAGACGCGCAAATTTCTGCGCCGGGAAATCTTCGCGATCCTGAAGGTGCCGGATGTGATGGCCGGCTTCACGGAAGATTTGAATGACGGCGGCGCGGGCGGTTCCCTGGACGCGCAGAAAAGCAGCTTCATCGAATCCACGGTCGGCAGCCTGTGCGCCAACATCGAAACCACCTTGCAGCCCATCGTCGCCACGTTTGGTGATGACCTGGTCGGCTGGTTCGACATTGATTCGCTGCCCATCATGCAGGCCGCGCGCCGCACACGCTGGGACACGGCCACCAAGATGTTCGGCATGGGTGTGCCGGTGGAAGACATCAACACCAACCTCGACCTCGGGTTGGCGGAACGGCCCTGGTATAAAAAAGGCTATCTGCCGTTTAATTTGCAGGAAGCCGGCGCACCGCCGGAACCGTTGCCATCGGAAGAGCTGCCGAAGCCTGGTGATGATGACGAGGACAAAGAGAAGAGCAATCCTTTTTCGCGGATGCTGAAATCGCTCAATGGCCTGAAGGCTTTGCCCGCGCCGCCGGTTGTCAAGTCGCCGGAACCGGCGGCGCTCTGGCGCAAGCGCATGGCGTTCCGCAAAGCGCACGTCAATCTGTTCACCAGCAAAGTTGGCAAGGTGCTGATGACCTTCCGCAAAAAGACGCTCGCCAAGTTGGATGAAGTCCACCTGGAGAAATCTGCCGGGCGTTTGCAATGGGAAGCAAAGGGTCTGGTCGATCTCATATTTGACCAGCATGCCTTCGGCTCCGCGCTGCTTAATGAATTGACGCCGCCCATCGCGGCCGTGTTGCAGGCCGCTGGCGACAACATGAACGATGAGCTGGGCGTGGACGATCCGTGGAAATATCCGTCCAAGGCGCAATTGGAATATCTCGCCGGGCGCAAGCAAGCCATCCAGGGCTGCGGCGCGACCGTGCGCGACCAGGTCAACACCACGCTCGTCGAGGGCATGGAGGAGGGCGAGACCCATCTCCAGCTCGCGGCCCGCGTCAAGTCGGTCTTCACCGATCTGGCGAATGACGAGGCCAAACGGATCGCGCGCACGGAAGTCAACATGGCGAGCTGCAACGGCAGCTTCCAGGCGATGACCGATGCCGGCATTGAATACAAGTCCTGGCTCGGTAGTCACGGCCCGCATGCGCGCCAGAACCATCAGGACGTGGAGGACGCCACCATCGAGGAGCCGATCCCCGTGGACGAACCGTTTGAAGTCGATGGCGAGGACGGCCCGGAGCAGATGATGTATCCGCTCGACGATTCCCTGAGCGCGAGCGCCGGCAACATCATCAACTGCCAGTGCGACGTGCTGGCGGCGGAGAAGCAATCTGAAGATGAGAAATCGGTCACGTTCAAAATCTTCGGCGTCGGCGAAATGAAATTTTTGAAGAAAGGCGCGGTATGAAAAAAACTTTGACTCTCACAATTCATTCCTGCGCCCGCTGCGGACGAAATCACCAGAAGCTAATTTTTAAGAAGCTCACCAATCCCTGCGGTGAACTGACGCACTGGTGTCCGTGTCCGCGCAATAAGCAACCGATCCTTATGCAAATCACAAAATCATGAAAACCCTCGAACAACTCCAAAAAGAATTTGGTGCCCGCATCTGCACGTTGAACACCGGCGCGGCCGGTTTGCGCGGCGGCATGAAATGCCTGGTCAAAGATGTGGCCGGCGATGCGCCCATCATGGACTTCATTGCCAGCGACAGCAGTGTGGACCGTTACAATGAGGTGATTGACCAGGCCGGCTGGGAGCTGGACAACTTTCGCGCCAACCCGGTCATTCCCGACTGCCATGATTATTCCAGCATCGCCAAGATTCTGGGCCGCGCGCAGAGCGTGGCCGTCACCGCTGGCCAGCTCGTGAACCGCGTGGAGTTCTGTGTGGACAATCCGCTGGGCCTGCTCGCCTACCGCATGGCCAAGGGCTGCTTCATCAAGTCGCAGAGCGTCGGCTTCATCCCGCTGGAATGGACCAACGGCCAGGGCGCGGACAAGCCCGACCGCACCTATACCAAGGCGGAACTCTTGGAAATCTCCCTCGTGGTGGTCCCGGCCAATCCCGGCGCGACCATCGGCAACCAGATCAAGAGCGTGCTCAACGTGGGCGAGCGCCGCGACCTGGTGGAGTTCCTGAAACAATTTTGCAGTGATGAAAACCCAAAGCCTGGCACCACGGGGAGCGCGTCCGGTGCCGGCGCTTATGACGCGCGGTTATTGCAACTAGCACGGACGGTGAACCTCGTCTTGAAATAAATCACCATCAACCAAACAACAGAACAAAAATTAAAATATGAAAAAGTTCCTTCACAAATATAAACACCTGACCGCGCTGGCCGCAGTCATCGTCGGGGCCGTCGCCCTAGCCAAACTGGGGTTGCCGCCCGGCATCGCCTGCCTGCTAGTGGTGCTTTACCAGCTCGTGCAGTTCGCGCAGAGCAAGGGCTACCGGCGCGGCCGGGTCTGCATCGCGGCGCTGACCGAAGAGCAAATCAAGGAATTTGAAACGGCCACGAAGGCCGCGAGCAAATTCATCGCCGACAACGATGTCCTGTTCAAGGGCCTCGCCGACAAAGAAAACGGTCTCGAAGCGCTGCGCAAGATTCCCGCGCTGATGTCCACCGAGGCCAAGCGCGTGGATGAAATCCAGGCGGAAGTGAAAAAGCTGCGCAAGCATATGGCCAGCGCCCAGCATTTCACCGGCGTCAAATGGATCGGCAACGTCCCGTTTGTCACCGACGACTGCGCGAAGGCGCTCTCGGCGAACCTCTGCCTGCAATACGCCGCGCTCAATGACGAGAGCCGGATGCTGGCGATCAATAAAGACCCCAAGACGCACAAGCGGCTGGTGGAACTTTCCCGCGAATATCTCGGCATGGCGGAACAGAAAGCCGGCGGCGCACTTTCGCCGACCGACATCCCGCTCCCGACGATCTATATGCCCCAGGTGATTGAGCTGGTGTTCGCCTACGGTCAGGCCCGCCAGTTCGCCACGGTGTTCCCGCTCGGCGCGGGCACGGTCAAGCTCCCGCGCCTGCTCGCGGGTGAAGACGACTTCGGCTTCCTCGGTGTCGGCACGGCCGGCATGAGCGCCGCCATCGCCCAGAAGGAAGTTGAGGCGGTCCTTGTCACCTTCACGGCCAACAAATGCGGCGGCATCATCCGCATCCCGACCGAACTCGAAGAGGACACGTTCATCGCGCTGGGCCAGTTCCTCGCGCGCTATATCGCCCGCCAACTCGCGAAGCTGGAAGACAAGACGATGTTCATTGCGGACGGTTCCGGCACCTTCGCCAACATCACCGGCATCGCCACCTACTGCGCGAACAATCCGGCGTATCAGCTCAAGCCGGTCGCCGGCAACACCGTGGTGACGGATTTGAACATCGGCCACTTCCGGGCGCTCCGCGCCTTGGTGAATCCGGCCGTGCTGGCCAACATGGCCGCCCAAGGCCAGGTCGCGGCGGCCTATTACATGCATCCGACGCTCGAAAGTTTGCTGGTGACGTTCAACACGATTGGCGCTCCGCTGATTTACAAGCCGGCCCAGAACGGCCAGCCCGCCACGCTGGACGGCTGGCCCATCCGCTGGATCGGGGTCAGCGCCGCCAACACCGGCAACGCCCAGCCCAACGCCGCCGTGGCCTTCTTCGGCGACTTGAGCTTCTGGTATCTCGGCGAGCGCGGCGCTCCCCGCGTGGAAGTCAGCCGGGAAGTCTTCTTCACGACGGACGAACTCGCGATGCGCGCGCTGGAACGCATCGATGTCGAGGCCATGGCCGTGGACGCGATGGCGACCTTGCAGTTGCCCGCCGCCTAAACCCTGTGGGCGCGGGCTTAGTCAGCCCGCGCCCGAAACCTCATCAACCAAATAAATCTAAATATTATGGCCAAAGAAAAAAACGAAGCGGGCTTGAGCATGGCTCCTGATCCCCTTCCAAAAATCGGTGACGCGGTGAACTATGTTCAGCCGCACTCCAAGAAGATCGTCAAGG